AATAGACATTTTGCAAATACTCATCTAGCAGAAATGGTGGATATATCAGAAGGTAGAGTTCTTAAGACTTCTTATATCCATAAGTTTGGTAGAAACCCAAGTGTCGGTGGTGCACCAGAAACCATTTGGACGCAAGGTGGAATTTATACATATTTAACTTCTCCTTCTACTGTTTATGTTTCAAGCGATAATGGTAATGATGCTGCTGGTGGTACAGGTGCAAGAACCGTTACAGTCCAAGGGTTGGATGTAAACTATAATAATGTAGAAGAAACATTAACAGTAGGCGGATCTGCTTCAACAGTTGAATTTTTAAGAGTGTTTAGAGCTTTTGTTGTTGATGCAGGATCTTCTGGAACAAATATTGGTGACGTGTTAGTTTCAACTGGAGCTGGCGGAACAGGAACAGTATTAGCAGATATAGGTACCATAGGGATTGGAACAACCTTTGGATTAGGGCAGACACAATTATCTCTTTATACGATTCCTGCACGTTGTACCGGATACTTAACAACTTGGAATGTTGGTATAGGCTCTTATAATAGTAGTGCTACGGTTTTGTTGTATACTCGAGCACATGGCAGTGGAGATTTAGGTTTTAGAGCAAGAGATATTATGGATGTACCCGGAGGTTATCATACAAGAAATTATGGTATACCAATTCAAATACCAGAAAAAACTGATATTGAAATAAGAGCTATTGCTTCTACTGGCACTACAATTAGTTCCTCTTTCGACCTTATAACAGTAAGGAAATAATATGAACTTTAGTGAATTTATAACCGAACAAAAAAATACACATATGACTCATATTGAAGATAAGGTCATATATGGTGGAGTCAAAGGAAAACGAGAAGCTATACTTGCTCTGCGTTCATTGCGTGATATGTTGGGAGGATCTGATGGAAATGTATCTGTTAAATGGGACGGTGCTCCTGCTGTGTTTGCTGGGACTGATCCTAGTGATGGAAGATTCTTCGTGGCGAAAAAGGGGATCTTTAACAAATCTCCCAAAGTATACAAGAGTGATGCTGACGTTGACGCTGATACTTCTGGCGATCTTAATGCAAAGCTTAAGCTCGCTTTACAGTATTTACCTGACTTAGGAATTAAAGGAGTTATTCAAGGTGATTTTCTCTATGGCCCGGGCGATGTCAAAAAATCTAAAATCAAAGGTAAAGACTATGTTACCTTTCACCCCAATACAATTGTATATGCAGTACCGGCTGGCACGGAGATGGCCAAGCAAGTATCGTCAGCAAAAATTGGAATCGTATGGCATACGAGCTACTCAGGAAAAACCTTCGAAACAATGAAAGCATCTTATAACTTTGATGCAAGCAAATTAAATAAATCTAAAAATGTGTGGTCTCAAGATGCAATGCTTCGCGATATGACACAATATACTATGTCAAAGAAAGAAACAGACGAAGTCAATGATCTTTTGAAAAAGGCTGGTTTTCTTTTCAACAGAATCGCTGGATCGACTCTTCGCCAACTTGAAAACAATCAAGAACTAGCGCAATTGATTGAAACACATGGTAATAGATATGTTAGAGCAGGTGCACTTCCACCAGATCCGAAGAAAAGAGTCGATGCTTTGATTCAATTTATTAATGATAAGTATGCAAAGGAAATGGCTAAAAGAACAACCGAAAAGGGTAAAACAGCTCAACAGAAGAAATTAGATGCTGTCCTTACCTTTTTTAGTCAAAAAAATAAAGCATCTCTAGTACAAATGTTTGAATTACAAAAAGTTATCGTTTTAGCAAAATTAAAACTTATAAATACTTTAAATAAATTAAATAACGTGTCAACGTTCTTAAAAACAAAAAAAGGATATCGAGTAACAGGTCAAGAAGGCTATGTAGCAATCGATAAACTTGGTGGTGATGCAGTGAAAATTGTGGACCGTATGGAATTTTCATACGCAAACTTTTCACCTAATATTCTTAAGGGATGGGATAAACCAGGGAGAAACTAATGGCAAAACCTCTGTCATTCAAAGATTTTATGGTAGTTGATTATCGTCCGGGTGAGGATGAACTTATTAATTACAGAGCAAAAAAGCGCCGCAATGGTGCTATGCATGAAGAACAAGAAGAAACTTCTGAAGAACTTTCCATTCAAGGTAGACGTAAGCTTGCACGGTCAATGAAACGACGTAAGACTCGTTTGAAGATGGCTCGTAAAAGAGCACAGAAAAGACTTGCAACAAAAGCAGTTCTATCTAAAAGAGCACGCCGTGGAGCAAGATCAACCTTTGCCGACAAATTAGCTGGTAAGGGTATGAAGAAGAGCGAAGTTTCGGTCGCAAAGAAGAAGCAGATTGAAAAGCGTCTGAAACAAGGTGGATGGCAACAGCGTATCAAAATTCTACAGCGTAGATTGATGCCGCAAAAGCGCCGTCAGGAAATTCAAAGGAAGCGTTAATGATTAATTCTTTTAAGAATTATCTAGTAGAAGAAGAAAGAACAGTTTATTTTACATTTGGTAGAATGAACCCTCCTACTATTGGCCACGAGAAATTGATGAATGCTTTGTCTTCAAAATCGGGCAAAAATCCTTATCGCATTTATATATCGCAATCACAGGATCCAAAGAAAAATCCTCTTCAATTTGTTGATAAAGTTAAAGCAGCGCGTAAGATGTTTCCTCGTCATGCTCGTCAGATTATGGCAGATAAGAAACTACGCAATGCTCTCGAAATTTCAAGTAAATTATACGATGAAGGCTTTAAAAGAATTGTCATGGTTGTTGGCTCTGATCGTGTCAATGAATTTGAAGCTTTATTAAAAAAGTATAATGGTCAAAAAGGTAGGCACGGATTCTATAATTTTGAAAGAATCAATGTTATGTCTGCCGGTGATCGTGATCCAGATGCTGAAGGTGCAGCTGGAATGTCAGCTTCGAAGATGAGAAAAGCTGCAAGTGATAATGACTTTACTGCATTTTCTCAAGGTCTTCCAAAGAATGTTTCCAACTCAGAAGCAAAAGATATTTTTAATAAAGTCCGTAAAGGAATGGGCTTAAAAGAAGAAAAAGAATTTAAAAACCATGTACAGCTTGAATCAGTATCTGAAATTCGTGAATCTTATATTGGTGGTGAATTGTTCGATGAAGGTGATGAAGTCGTAATCAAAGAAAATGGCATTGTTGGTAAGATTAAAGTACTTGGTTCGAATTACGTAATTGTAGAATCAAAGGGTGAGACTTGGAGAAAATGGTTGACTGCAGTCGAGAAAGTCGATCCTTCGGTTGATTTGTCGTATGATATTGCACCGCACTCCCTTGATAAACTTACCGAAGCTAAAGATGAGCGCAAAAAAGAATCACCTCAAGATCCAGATATTAAAGATCGCGAAGGCACTCAGCCAAAGGCATACTATTCGGGGTTGAAGTCAAAGTCGACCAAAAAAGCACGTGATAGACACTTCAAAAAATATTCAAAATATAATGATGACAATCCTGCTGCTTATAAGAAAGCACCGGGTGATGCGACTGCAAAAACAAAGCCGAGTAAACATACAAAGAAATTCAAGCAAATGTTCGGAGATGACTAATGGCTGATGATGGTGTACTCAATAAAGCGCAGCAAAAGATTCGTAATCAACGAATCAAAGCTGTCGCTATGAAAGTACGTAAAGATCGTGAAGCTATGGCTAAAAGAGATGCTAAAGAAATGGAACGGAAAAATAAAATGAAATTCAAAGAGCATGTTCAAATTGAAGAAGATGCTACTGCGGGTTTAAAGAAGAAAGCAGAAAAATCTGGCATGCCATTGAGTATTCTTCGGAAAGTATATAACCGTGGTGTAGCTGCATGGCGCACTGGCCACAGACCGGGAACAACTCCACAGCAGTGGGGTTTTGCTCGAGTCAATTCTTTTGTAACAAAATCCTCAGGAACATGGGGTAAGGCCGATAAAGACCTTGCAGCTAAAGTAAGAGGAAGCTAAATAGATGGTCGCAAGAAAGATGCAATCTAGTGGCGCTATCAGCTTCAATGATATACGAACTAGGTTGTTAGACAATGATTCTGCTGGAGGAATAAGTCTTTATGGTGCAGATTCCGACGGCGGACTTGCAAGACAAACGCTATTTGACAGCGCTGGGGGCTTTAATACTGCTATAAGCTTAGATGATTACTATGGCGCGTACCCCTTTCCTGATCATTGTTTAACTCTTGACTTGCCAGCTAGTGTAAAGGATTCAGATGGCGTTTATGCGGGCACTGATCTCGAAGATAGAATCAACACTCCTTTAAATATTCAATGCGATAACACAGAAGGAGTCGGTTTTAACTTTGCTATCAATTTTTCAAATGTGACACGGAGCAACAATACTCATCCATCGTACAATGAAGTTCACATTTATAAAGAAACTACTAGCGGAAATTTCTCTGAACTACTTGTGATTGATGCGGCTCGACTTCTTTCTGACACTGGTAGAAATGTATATTTTCCGTCAAATCAATTTCAACAAACACATGTGTTCAATCGAACAGGTACTCGGCTCGCCATTATCATATATGAGCAGGGAAGTACGACTGCAAGTGGTGATGACGAAGGTGGATTTGTAGTATACAAGCGAAGTGGCAGCACTTGGACTTATGCAGATCATATCCTGCGCGGCCATGCTGACTTTTCTTATCTATCGGCCGGTGATGATGTTGAACCTTTTGCAATAGTTAGTAGTGGCAACTCGGGCAATGATTTTGAAAATATTGTTGTTAGCTATGGATATGAAGGTATAGAGTTGTATTTTGTCCAAGCGAGTAATGGAGTAATCAGCCCAGCAACCGACATATACCCAGCTAGTCAAGTTCAAGCTGACTACGGCGGTTTGCATCTCATCACAAGAAAAGGTGAAGATGGCACTTATTTCTATATGAGAGATCCAATCACACCATTTGGTATTGGTAGAGTGTCTTATTCCGATTTGAGTTCCTTTACTAATAAATATGTTTTAAGTACTGGTGGTGGATCCCCTATCATTCGATCGCCGAGCGTATTTCAGAATTTTGGCAAATACACTAATTATAATTATAATTTTAGTGGCATCACTGGATCGAATCCTCGCATCCACTTATACTTAAATACTACTTCCACAGCAACCATAATGTACAGCAATGATGTTTCGCCAGCAGCTATGTCTTCTATGCCAAACTGGCTATCTGATAGAGTAGGCTCACTCCTTGCCCATCACTATGTTGATGATGGCACCGCAGTGGTTGCTGTTAATGAAGCATTTATGGTCTGTATAACTAATATTCGAAGCGACACGTATGGTAGTTTTTATGGACCAGTAATGTGGTTTGCACAAAGAAATTATGCTAGAGATGGAGATTATAACAATAACAATGATTCTAGATTTAAACAGATGTATAATCTTTCTTCTCCTATTTCTAATGTAGGACAAACTGGTCAATCTCATTACGCGTTCAAAAACCCGCCATTTAATCATTTTAACAGTGCCAATAACGTTCCGTTTTCGCAATTCAACTCACAACCCGCTATTGCGGGAGGCGGTGAGGATGGTGCTAGATTTATAATTTGGGTTTCGGCGGGGTCTGGCCAATTACAATTCTTTTCTTTAAATCAAGGCGGAACAACAGGATAATAGACATTCAAAGGAATAATAAAATGCCACTAAAAATATCAGATGGAATGGGTGCGTGGATTGACGATTTTCAGAAATCAGATGCTCCACAATTCAAAGGTAAGAATAAAGAAGAGCGTCGTGAAATGGCGATCGCTGCTTATCTTTCTGCGAAACGCGGAGATAAAAAAGAGTCAGTCGAAGAAGCTCGAGCTCCAAAGATGACATACGCTCTTGTCGGTGCTAAAGATATGAAAATCTACTCAATGGGCAGTGATGAGCGAGACTTGAAGTTAGACAGACGTTCTTTAGAAAAGCGATTTAAACAGCCTCTTAAGCTTGCTCGCCTCAAGACTGCGCAAAGCATTGGTGACAAAGTTGATAAATCTCAAATCAAAGAGAATATCGAAGAAGCTACAAGTCGTGCTGATCTTGCTCGTGCAATGGCTGCATTCCAAAAGCGTGGTGGTAAAGTTAAGAAAGTTGCTCCGGGCAAAGCTGCTGGTTATCACGGTAAAGATGATCCGGGTAAAGATGTGCACGGCATAATGGGCCGGCCTGACACCAAAAAGATTGGTACTCGTAAGAAAGTACGATCCATGGGTGAAGAAATTGACGAGATGACTCAACAGAGTAAAACTCACCCTAATCTTAAGATTGCTGTAGGTAAATCTGCACAATCTATAAAAAGTACTAAAGCTCGGATAGATAAGAGAAAAATGAACAAACAAGGCACACCCTTAGCAGCTAATACAGTTCTTGGTGAATTGTCTCCAGAAACAGTAAAGGGATATAAGAAAGCCGCTGGTAAAAGTAATTACAGCGCTGCTCAACAATATGCTCGTGTTGCTGCATCACCTACCTCTAGAAAATATAAGAATAAGGAGATGGATCGTCTTGATAACATCGGTAGAAAGCGTAAAGCTGGTTTAGCAATGGCTGATAGGAAATCTGTCGGTGAATCCGTTAACGAAGAAATGATGTTTAAAGTTTCTGTCGACGGTTTACCGCCAATGATCATGCTTGGGCGTTCTCCCGGTGATATTAAAGGACAACTTCGTAAGATTGTTAAACAACCTTCAATGATTACCGATGTCGAAAGAATGACATCAGCAGAAGTTAAAAAGCGTTATCGTGATATGGCTAAAGGTGATGTAAAATCTATTGACGAAGTAGACGTTAAAGAAGCAAGAGTTATCGATACAAAAGCTATGTCGGCATACATGAAATACGCTAAGGCGAAAAAAGTAGATGATGATAGCATCCGCATGACGATCGATAACCCAAACCATCCAGAATCAAAACGAATGATGCAGAATAAAAGTTTTGCAACAGCACTCAAAATGTATAAGGCAGCACTTAAATGAAAAAGCTTAGAGAATTTCGCCTTCCTGATGAAGGAACAAAAGAAGCAGAAAAGCATGCTAAAAAGATGACTCCTGGGCAAATGGAACAGGCTGAAAAAGATCCCGGCGAATATGATGAAGAAGGTTCTATGATGAAGGACCAGCTTGA